CATCACGGACGAGAGCCCGGACCGGATGGACGCGCTGGTGTGGGCGGTGACGGAGCTCAGCGAGAACAACGGCGAGCTGGGCCTGTTGAGCTACTTGGCTGACGGCGGCGCCGCCGCGGAGCTCGAACGGTTGCAGCTGCAGCAGCTGGCGGCGGAGCGCGCGGCGGTGGTCACGGTGAGCGGCGGCGGGCAAGCTCAGGCGGCGGCGGCTCCCGTGGCCTGCCCGGAGTGTCAGGGCACGCTGTTGCGGAAGATCGCGGGCGGACAACACCGCTGCTCGGCGTGCGGACACCAGTGGTGGGACGCGGCGGCGCCGAAGGTGTTTCACGTGACCCGTGAGAATTACGCGGAGCTGATCAGCTCGAGGACGGTGCACTGATGGAGCGCCGGACGTTCATCAGGGGGCTGCTGCGCGGCGTGGTGGTCACCGCCGTGGCGGGCCCGAAGATCTTCGACATGGGCGATCTGTGCCGAGAGCTGAACCTGCGGCAGCTGGAGCGAGACCTGCTGGAGCTGTGGACTAACTTTCGGGCGGCGCCGGGTGAGATGACGGTGTCGCCTGACGTCGCGCACTACCTGGGCGTGAGAGAATTTCTGTGGGACCCGCAAGCTCAACGAGACTTATCTAAACCTCGCGGTCCTTTTAATAGGGGAACTTATGTTCCCGCAACGCTGAAGGTCACCGGTGTTGACTCAAACGGCGAGATCAACTACTTTGTCACGCCGAGAATTGACTCGAAGCTTGACAAGGTGCCGTTGCCGTCCGTAATCTACAGCCCGCTGCCTGAACAGCACCGTTTTGGGTACGTGACGCTCACCAGGGAAAAACAGCGTGAGCTGCATGGACCGGCGGTGCGAGCGTGAAGCTGAACCGTGACGAGCTGGAACGGGCGCAGCTGCGCTGGAAGGCGGAGCTGAAGGACGCGCTGGGGGTACAGCGTCCTAAGTTGCAAAAAGTTTTGTGGCTGATGGCGATCGTGGAAGAGCTCGAGAAGTTGACGAGGAGGGCGCGTGAACGCACGGGAGCTGGTGCAGCGAGTGATCGCGCAGGAGCTGATGCGGCACGGCCTGTGGGTGGCGATGCGGCGGTGCGCGTGCCGGGGCTGGGGCCACAAGACGGAGCGCGGACAGGCGCGCTGCAGCTACGCGGAGCTGGTGGCGGCGCACAGCCAGCACGTGGCGGACGTGATCGCTCGTCGGCTGCTGGATTGCGGCGGACTGCCGCCCAAAGAGTTCTCGGCTCGTGACGGGTCTGACGCGACAGGGGAGGCGACACCCTCAGCTCAGACAACTTCACCCCACGCTGCTGCGCGGATCCGTCCGGCCGAGAACGAAACGACACAGGTCACACACTGAAGGAGACGAGAGGATGCCCGATCAGTTACAGAAGCTGTACGACGAGTGGTTCGCGCGACAGCAGTTCGCGGTGACGCACTACCAGGCGTTTCAAGGCGGCCTGAGCGCCGGCGCGCTCAGCATGCGCACCCGCGCGATCGCCGAGATCCAAAAGACGAAGCTGGACAACAACGCGAAGAACGCGCTGCTGACGGCGATCGGCCTGCTGAGCGACATTCCCCCGGCCCAGTAATTAAGGAGGAGACATGGCAGCGTACTCAACACCGACGGTGGTCAAGACGAATGACGGACAGCGCACGGGCGTGGTCCTGTACGACAACTCCGGCATCACGAACGACAACCAGCCCAGCGTGTACGTCATCTTCCGCGACATGACGTTCGACCAGTTCGCGCGCGCCAACCTGACCAACGTTGCGGGCGCGCCGACGGGCAACGCGGCGCTGGGCTACGTGGTCGGGCTGGGACCGGGGAACTGATGAGCGACTGTAGTCCCCATGACGCTAACTTTACCGTGCCTGAAGGTGGGAGGGCAAGCACGGTAATAGGGGCGAAGCCGGTAGAGAAGGCCGACTTCGCTCCCGCGAGCTATGACCCTGAAAAGGACCCGGCGCTGCTCGAGGCCAACGCCCTGATGAACGCGTACTTCCTCGAGCAGGTGGGCTACGTGCCGGCGAACTCGGTGCTGGACATCGCGGAAGCGAAACGCAAGATGGCGCGCAGCGAGCTGCAGAAGCCGATGAAGGCAACGACGTTGCGGAAGGGCGGCGGCGAGTGATCCTGTACTGGCTAGACAAACTCGGCGGCTGGGTGCTGTGGCTGTTCAAGCGCCCGACAGACCTCGAGCGGGCGCGGATCAACCCGAACCTCAAGTGCCCGGCGTGCGGGCACGCCACGGGTGAGCTGCGCTGCATCGTGACGATCGGGGTCAACCGGCAACCGTCGGTGACGGTGCAACACCGCTGCAAGGTATGCGGCTGCCGGTTCTACGAGAACCCCGTGGCCAAGCTCGCGACGCAGTTTGTTGACCACGCGTCGCCGCGGAATGAGATCGAGCGGCAGGAAGATCAATCAGCACCGCGGGAGTGGACGCTGCTGCAGGGGATGAAACAATAGCATGGGCTTGGTGATCAAACCGGTTGCGCAGCTGCTCAACGTTATGAACCAGGGCTTGTACCGTCCGCCCAACGACGAGATCCGCGGCATCGACCTGGGCATCTGGCCGTCACCGCTGCAGCCCGTGAAGCCCATGGGCCCGCCGGGGTCGGAGCCCAAGGCCTTTCAGTTCTTTGAGGGGCAAAACCTTTTATACACGCCGCGGCCGGACTCGTTCTACACGGCGGCGCAGCTGAAGCAGCTGGCGACCTTTCCGCTGGCCAGCATCTGCATCAGTAACGTGAAGGACACGCTCAGCCGCGCGCCGTGGGAGATTCAGGTCAAGCTAAAGCCGGGCGAGACGCGCAAGGAGGCGGCGCGCCGGGCCAAGGGTGACGAGAACATCCTGAAGCTGAGCCGGTTCTTCGAGAAGCCGGATCGGCTCAGCAGCTGGGATGAGTGGATCAAGCCGTTGTTGGATGACATGCTGGTGATCGACGCGGCGTGCGTGCTGACGCGCAAGAATTTTAACGGTGAGATCGCCGAGCTGTGCGTGCTGCGCGGCGAGAGCATCGTCAGGTACATCGACAACAACGGCTGGACGCCGCTGCCGCCGTACCCCGCGTACGCGCAGAACTGGTGGGGTATACCATTAGTTAATTTAACAACCGATCAACTACTTTACGCGCCGCGCAACATCGTGCCCCGCAACACGATCTCCAGCCAGCTGTACGGCATGTCGCCCACGGAGCAGCTGGCGCCGGAGATCGAGGTGGGCATCAAGCGGCTCGAGTTCACGTTGGCCTACTATACGGAGGGCAGCGTGCCCGGCTTGCTGCAGGTGGTGCCCAAGGGCACGAGCTCGGAGAAGATCAGCGAGGCCATGGGTTGGATGAACTCGGAGCTGGCGGGCAACCTGGCGGCGCGTCGGCAGATCCGCTTGATCCAGGGCTGGCAAGAGCCAGGCAAGCAGGACCAGATCATCATGACCAAGGAGCCGCTGCTGGCGGACCTGTACGACGAGCAGATGACGCGGCGGATCGCGTTCGGTTACGGCTGCAGCCCGCAGCGCCTGACGAAGCAGATGAACCGCGCGAGCGCGGAGCAGGCGGAGGAGGCGGCCGACCTCGAAGGCACGATGCCGTACTTCCAGTGGCTGAAGCGCTCGATCATGGACAAGCTGATCCAGCAGAAGTTCGGCTTGACCGACTATGAGTGGGTGCCAGATCCGTTCCGCGAGCCGAGCTTCGACAAGGCCGCGGAGGCCGTGAACAAGGTGATGTCCAAGCCGGTGATGACCATCAACGAGGTGCGCGACCGGTTGGGCCTCGAGCCGCGGAGCGAGGTGGAGGCGGATCAGCTTGGCATGGCCACGGCCAACGGCTGGCTGCCGCTGGACATCGCGATCGAGGTCGCTCGCCTGCAGGCGGGCGGCGGGACCATCGGAGGTAAGCAGCCCAATGCTGACGCTAAGCCAACTGACGGTGATAAGAAGGATGCGGGAGATAAGAAACCGAACGGCAAGTCGTCTGACGCCGTGGCACGCTTGGCTCGCCATCTTCAAGCTGTGGATCGGACTGTAGAGAACAAGATCACGGGGTTTGCGGGTGGAACGGTGGAACCGG